CTCATAACTTCTCTCTTTCAGTGCCGCCATGTTATATATACTACCGTTTAATTGCATCCCTACGTCTGCTTCATGATAATATGCTGTTATATAACCACACAGCCGGTTTTTAGATAGCCTTCGCTAATAATCTTGTGTTTCTCTCCGCAAAGAACTAGCCACTCTGGGTATTCAATACGGTGTGCCGAATGTTGTCTTACTAGTAAAAGATAACACTCCTCAGGCTTGCCCCAAACACCACTAATAGTGGATTTAAATAACATTCCTGGTTTAAATTGCACATGTCTCTTCTTGATACAGCGAGGCAATGAATCGATGTACATCCATGCGCTGGTCAAATGGAAGTTCATCCCACTCTTTACCACTCAGCATGAGAAAGAAATTTATTAAAGACCAACCGAGTACTATTCTTTGCTGAAGAGGATTAAAAGGCTTCATGATGTCGTGTGTTTCTTTCAGTCGGGATAGCTCTTAGAATTCCAGCGAACAGACGTCCAACGACCACGGGTTGCTTGACTAACATAGTCGTTTAGAAAATCTGTCAAAGTAGAAAAACTCATATTCGAGTAATCTGGATGCATCTCAACAAACGCACGAAGACCATTGATGGCAGCACGCTGTACAGCCTTTGGATTCTTTGAACAAATCAGGTGAGACTCATACGTTTGACCATATGGGTCAGGATAGACTTCCTTGACAGAACCGTTATAATTGAACGAAATTGCGAGCTTTGGAATGTTCATTTTCTTAGTTCCTGAACCTGAATTGACGAACCAGAACGTTGGTAACCCACTTCACATCTGAGGGGTCGTCTGAGAATGCTATGAGATACTTGCGCTCATATTCGGTGATATCGACATCTTTGACAGTCACAGTGAACGGAGCCCCTAAGACCCACATCGTTACCGTCTCGCCCTTAACCAGCAGCTTCTCGTTGTCACCAATCATGTTGTTCTCTTCTTCCTTACCTTCAGTATATCAGAATGACGTCGGATTTTAAAGTAATATTATCCAGACTTTATCATCGCACGAGCGTAAGAACTGGCTCAACAGAGACGTCAAGGATACGGACGTTATCCGAGCGGTGTGCCGACATGAAGGCCCGGCGAGCCTCTACGACCGTGGCAGCAGAAACGTCATCCCAAAGCTTTTGGCCGTTGAACGAGTACAGGACTGAGAAGTTCTTCATGGCTTCGTCTTTCTGTTTGGAGGCCGGAGACTCTTCCCCGCCTCTCCTTCTTATATACAGTATAACAAAGTTTTGACCGATTTTAAATCAATTACCAAAAATAAAAAAGCCCCGCTTTCACAGGGCTTTCGTGAGGTTTTGAGCCTCTTTCAAAAACTTAAAGAGCCGGACCTTGACCCACAGCTGAGCCAAGATCTCTCATTTTATTTTATAATGGTTCACGAATCTAGTGCTGAAGCAGGAACTTCCGATGTGGCTGCAAGTTGAGCCTCGGCATTTTTCATAGCCGCTTCTGCCTGCTCATTTAGCTGAGCAACCATGCGGTTATAACTTTCAACGAAGCCAGGACTTAGAGTTAGGAATCGTGGATCCGAAGGGTGCTCTTCAAGAACTAGCGTGCGGAGGTGGTCGACGATGTTAGTACCGGTGAGAAGGCTAAGTTGAACCAGCTCTCTCGTCATGCCAATAACGTTATCATCAATTTTATAATGTCGGGGCTGAGCTTCTGTTGTTGTTTCTGTCTTCGCTTGTTCGTCAGTCATTTTCTTTTTCCTTTTATGTTCTAACTTGTGGCAATTTATGCAAAGGGTAATTCCGTTGCTTGTGTCCCATAATAAAGAACATTTTAACGCTTCTTCTTGCGTTTGTATATTGAATTCTTCTTTTATAAGAGCAAAATGTTTGATATGGTGGCAATGCAAATCGTTTCTAACGGTTTTACATTTCTGGCATTTATATTTGTCTCGCCTATAGCAAGCAAATCTCCAAATATTATATTCCGGTAATCCACGTATTAAGCCATTCAAAGAACTAACGCCGCCCTTCCAAGCCGGATTATCTTCCCCTCGTGCTGCATTTTCTCTTATTTTGGCTTTTGTTTCTACGCTAAGTACTTTTCCTTTGTGGGCTTCACTTAGTTTCTTTTTAGTTTCTTCGGTTCTAACATAAGACTCTCTACCTTTAAGAGAGGCAGACATCTTATCTTTTGTTTCTTGTGATATTTCTTTCCCAATATGAGCTTTTGATATTGCTTCCCTAGTTTCAGCAGAAAGATGTTTTCCGTAATTTGAGTGCTTTTCTCCACGACGCTGATCAGAGAGTTTTTGTTTAAGCTCTGGAGAAGCTTTACATCCTCTGCGTTTGGCTGCGATCTTTTCTTTAGTTTCCGCAGAACAAACCCTTCCGTATGCTGGGCTATCTTTACCAAATTTTCCAAACATGGCATTGTTTTTACCAGAGCTGGCGCATGACTGACATTTGGTGTTGTCCCTATAGGCATTAGCCAAAGTTCTTTTTCGTGAATAAAACATCGCCTTATTGCAAGCGGGGCAATTTCGAATAAACTCTGATTGCTGTATAATGTTTTCTAGATCGTCCGACATTTAGAACAATAAATGATAAACATATATCGCGAAACAGTGAGCCATCATAACCAACCCCAATACTGGGTCGTTTTCTTCACAGCAATCTTTCGGTTTCATATTTCGCTCAGGTAAACAACTGAATATATGTGATCATTCCAGCTGTTGCGGCAGCGTACATAACCGCTCTCATTATTAAGCCATTGTTTGATTCATTATTTTCACCAGCAATGACGCGAGAGTAAAACTGTTTTTGAGCCATGGTAAGTTTTTTCATGTATGTCCCCAGATTAACGTTTTTAAATATAGCGCCAATCTGCATTTAGACCAAATTAACTTCAAGTATCAAGCAAATGGCTCGCGATTAAACAACCCTTGGCGACGCTGTGGATCCCATCAATTGCCATACGAACTTCTTTGATTTCAAAAGGAAAAGAGTTTTCTTTTAATTTCTTAGCGAAACATTCGGCGAACCCCTTGGCTTGTGCAGTTCCTCCAGCGATGACGATCGTCAATGGATTTTTAAATCTTGGCATATCTTTATGGGTAGACAAGGTTGCTGTAAGTTGTTTTGTAGTGTAATCAATTAGACGCTCATAATAGGCAGATACTGCTGCAAGAACTTGATTATCATTAGGCTCCCCTATGACAAAATCACCTGCCTCTTTTTCTGCCTGAACAACGCTGTCTGTTTGCCCAGTTGCGACAGCAGACATTCTATCTATCCAGTCGCCACTTTTCGTTGTGGCGAATGTCGTAACTACTTCGCCATTAAGCATAACGCAGGCGTTAATCATACCCGCGCCGCAAGACAGCGCAAGGCCCGTATAATCGTCTTTCTCTAACTCCGCATAGCAGAGTGCTTCGGCTTCATTGATCGCTTTTGGCGTATACCCAAGCTCACTAAGCACCTTCTTAACGACATCCTCATGATATCCAACGTCAAAATCATCATCTCCCTGATCTACAGGTTGAGCTGGAATGCAAAATACAATTTTCTCATCGTCGACCGATGGCGAGCCAGCTGCTTCTGTAAGAATATATGAGAGAATTTTACGAGCATCTTTTTCTTTTGAAGAAAGAACGCCACGATACATTGGTCGCTTAACGCTTTCATTTCGTTCTACGGCTTTCTCAATGGCGTCTTTGCCAATAATGACAAAACTGCCGCTGCCCGTGCGCACGAACGTTTTACCAACCAAGCCCTTTTCTATCATTTTGGCAGCGATGGGAGTTGCTGGTTTAATAACATAAAAAGCATCTCGAATATCTTTATATTGAATCGAGCCATCATTTTGTTCTGATGCGAGAACAACGAAACTAGTGCCTACATCTAGTCCTTTTCCTGATTTAGTGGTCATTATCTTTTTCTTTCCTTTTGATTTTGTTTGATCTTCCATGGTAGGATTTAGCTGTCTTTCTTCTGTTTGAAAGAAGTTAGTTTAGAAACACTGGCACTGAAATTTGAGTCAGCTTGGCTGGTAGTTTCACCTAGATCGGTTTCGTATTTCTTCTCAAGAGTATCATTTTTAATATCGGTAATAAACAGCCTTTCGTTTATTTCGATTGGTTTGGGCGTTGGTATATTCTCGCTTGGGGCGCGCAATGGAGCTTGTAAATGAGGTGGTAAAGTACTGGGCTTATTTAACAGCTCCAAAGATGTTTTGTAAGTTTCATTACTAACACTTTCGCCAAGACCATCACCTCTATCTTTATTGATAGTTCTCATCACAATATTGTTCAACTGGGCGACAATATAGCCCAAGATAAACACACTCACATAACTAGAAACAATTAACGACAAATTGTACATGTTGTTCATGTGGAAGGAATAGCCGATACTCTACGATAACACTCTTCATGGACAGCACGAGTGCCGGGCACCATATTGGTCTCCGGTATTGGCTCTTTGAATGGTTCTTTGCAAATAAAGCACCTAGCAGGCGAAGAGGTTATTGGGGCATCTTCAACAGCCTCCATGGCAGCATCATGAGCCAACCTAGCTTTCTCTATTTCATTGAAAATCTCTGTCGAAACCTCTTTTTGACGAAGCGCTTCTTTCTCAGCTTTTCGTTCAGCGTCTAATTTAGCTAAAGCATCTCTAACTTGATTTTGTTGTGGCTCGCCCGCCTCCTCAACATCTTTCAACAGACCTTCAAATCCACAATTGGTTTTAAGAGCCTCCAAACGCATAAGAGCATCCAGACGTGTCCATGTCTCGGTTGTACGAAGGGCTTGAACTTCTTGAACGAGGGGTGTAGAAATTGGT